AGGCACGCCGTTACCTTGAGCGAAGGGCTCAAGATCGAGGGTACCTACTAGGTTCTGACTTACAGGGTCAGTGCCTAGCTCGTGCATGTACACCTTGCTGCCAATCTGGACTGCCAAGAAGTTTAGGTCTCCTCGACCGTTCACTGCCTTCCATTCATGCATGGACATGGCGGATTGGGTAACCGTCGCGACATTAATGTCAGCGTCCGATAGGGTGTAGCTCTCTTCAAACTCTATGCCAAGCCTACGCTTGATCTCACCGGTACGGAAGATGTCCATGTTATCCATGTCCGTCGCCGCATTCTCCGGGAAGTTCATCACCGTCGCATCTGTTATCAGACCTTGGGTGAAGTTGAAGAAGAACTGTGACTGTTCAACTGAGGGCATTATTAGTCCTGTGCTACCATCGCTAGATAGATTTTAATTGCGTGCCGTGCCGTCTTCTCGTCTGTAAACTTGCCGTTCAAGTTCGGGGGTAGTCTACCACCTTCCTTGAATTCGACATGCCACAGGCTGCGCTCTTGGTCGTGCACTGCTGCTATCTCTTTGCCTCCACTTGTGTAATACCTTTCAGTAACACTTGGGTCTAATGGTTTGTTTAAAGGGTTGATAGACCTATCATCCCATTCCGCTACTGGTTCTACATACCTATCAAAAATAGGGTCAGAAGTCACAGCTTCCTCTGTTTGCACAGATGTCGCTGGTTCCACTGAGGGTTCCAGCTCTAGCGGGCCGTCCGAAATGTACTTTTCCATCGCTTTGATTTGTCCTCGAAGCATCCCTCCGCATGACTGCTAGACCACGGCGAGCTTTCTGCTCGTCGATCATCGAGAAGTCTTGTCGGAAATAAAAGAAGGCCATTCGTTTCACTTCAGCCAACCAAATCTGGAAGAAGTGAGCAGGTGCGAAGGGTACGAAGTCATCGTTATCCTTCTCGAACGCCGGTATCGTCTTAGCCAATACCTGGCTGTTCCCACCTTGAATGGTACTCTCGAAATCAAAATGCCAAGCATCAATTATCACGAACTCATCATCAAACGAAGTCCACCATTGGGCCTCCGTGTTATTAAAGATCGGGATTTTAATGCCGTTCATTGAAGTGATTACGATTGTGTTGTCTTGATCGGTGTTCCTGCCCTGAGTCTTATTTAAGAAGTGCTGGGGGGAAAGCCAAACAAGTTCGCGTATCGTGAGGAGTGTATCCTCAGGAGGCACCATCTGATTAGTAAAGTCATACTTGAGCTGTACTATCCGAACGATGTCATCCGGTATGCGCAGGTAGTTTGGAAAGTTAGCGTCAGCCAAGCTCTCCAGTTCAGTTAGCTGTTGGAGGAACGGCCAGTCCTTCTGGTTCAGTAGCTCATAGTATGCATCCTCTGCAATCTGAGCAATCTGTTCTCCCTCTGCCGTATCGGACAAGGAGTTAATACTGTCAGAGCCAAGGGCGTCTAAAGTCTTTTGAACTACTTGCAGTAAGGTGTATTTGCCGTTAGCCATTACGATCTCCGAACAGTAATGATAAAGCGTGAGTCAACAGAAGCATCAGCATTACCAATGGTAGTGCCGACAACCATTACGTTATCTCCAGCAGCAAACGAGTTGTCTGCTGTGGCGGCCTGCGTGGCATTATCGCCAGCAGCTCCACCAAACGCTATGGTGAGAGGTGTGCCAGTTACCTGGACACCGTCGATCTGTACTTCCCAAATATTGTTGGCAGTGGTTAGAGCTTCGCTCACTACCACCGACCAAGTCTCCACTGTGCCCGAAAAGGGCATGACGAAGTAATGGGTCTGTATAGTTGTGCTGTTAATTTCTAGCATCGAGATGATTTGATCTACCTCGACAACATCACTTTGTTTGAGCCTGCGATACTCGCTGGTTCCGCCGCTCGAAGACGAATTAGTAATGACCTGACCTGATGCGCCCGTACCATTACTCGTGACGTGCTTAGGTTCGTGCACGTCCGAAGATTGGAATGAGCTATGTTGTACGTCAGCCATTTATGTTTCCTAGTTAAAGAGCAGGGGTGGCATTGCACCACCCCAACTCTGTGGTATTAAATCTCGCCGACTATGATAGCCGGAGTGACTTGCGACGGTACAGCTTCGATGTACTCTACGAGTAATCGAAGTTCGCCAACCGCTGCATCACCACCGTTCTGAACCAGTTCGATTATGGAGTCAGCCGCAATGACTGGGCCTCCAACATCAGCACCGGCACCAATGACGGTTACGCCATCGGGTGTCAGATTGGCTGCAACACCTTCAACAACAGTAACTAAACTATTGTCGTCGATGGTTAAGCCGGTAGTGGCGTCACGTCGTCCCATCGAGATGGAAGTAGTAACGACGAATGCAGTCTCAACGACCAGGACGGCCGATAAAACTGCTGACCCTGCGGGCAGGATGAACTCTTTTCCGGAAGGAACTACGCCCGTATAAAGGTCCGCGGCATTGCCAGCGTTGAATTGAATCTCCGCTTGCTTTACCCGACCTAAGGTATGGACCTCAGTATCTTCTGAATTAAAAGAGTCGCGTGTCCCAAACCCAATGTCAAGGCCATCTTGATTATTCCACGTTTCATTACGTGCCATATCAGTGTTCCTCTATTAAGTCTGAGCGGGCGTCTTCAGAGCGTCTGATGCGAAAATCGTCACCAGGCTCTCAGGCCGCCACAGGTTAAGACCGAATCGAGCAGACAGTTGATGATACTCTGTCTCGACATCGAAGTCGCGCCAAGAATCAATCTTGGGCGTCCGACGCCAAGCACCGATATACGGCTTAGAGTCATCGTCTGCTAGAGTCATGAATTGGCAGGCTTTATATCCTACCGCAGCCCCGCCAGCACCGGCGGGAGCAGTCCCGTCGTAGATGTCGAGGTTGGCTTCAGCGACTTCCACAGTATCCAAGTAATCGGATACCATGACGTCGAAACCATAGATGTTCCGCAAGAAGCGGATGCCATCTCCAGCACCCATTCCTGTTTCGATGATCCCTTCCCACTTGGGGTTGAAGGACACATCTACTAGGGTAGAGGTGAGGTTAATATTGAACTCAAAACTCGGGGGTACAAGCGCGATCAAGTTAGTTAGCGGAGCATTCGCTTTTTGCAGCGCGAGGCGTGCATAAGCAAAGTCAGCTAGTACTAACGTATCATCAGGCTCTTGTGATGCGCCGCCGGTGTCATTACCGGAAGCAACAAGACGGTGAGCCTCGCCGTTAATTGTGTTCGGATCGTCATTGGTCTGAACACGGTGAATTTTGAGAACTTGTGTTTCGTAATATTCATCGAAGGCACGCTTCATCTTGCGCGGCAGTGCTGCGATAGCAGCCGGCGCGAGGAAGTCGTCCTCAAGGAAACGGTCCGTGAAAGGAGACTTAACTCCTACGAACTCGTTAATGTTGAATACGAATTGACCAGTGTCAGGCCGTCGCTCGGGGAGAGAGACACCTTCTGACATTTGGTCGATTGTGAGTTCGCCAATAGAGCTAACTTTCCAGTTATCTCCATCACCAAAGTCACTGATCTGGCTGACCATAGCTTGGGCAAACAGTTCGTCTTCAAACATTTCCTTGAGCTGATCGTTGAATACTTCGTTGCGTTTGAGGTGAGTGGCACCCCATACACTGTCCATTGCTGGCATAGTATTAGCTCTCTAGTTTAGTCAGAGTAGAGATCGTGCCACATCTGCTTTTGAGTCTTCAGCTTTTTAAATTTTGCTGGATTCTCTCGGCGCATTGTATTATAATGCAGCCTCATAGCATCGCGGTCCATATCTTTAGTCGGACTAGTGTTTGATGTTTCATTATTTGAAGCAGATGCAATTCCCTGTTGAGGGGCAGCGCTTCCTGTGCTGTCAAACAGCTTGGTAAAGGCCTGTGGAGCTTGTCGTGCCAAGCGGGTAGCTTCATCCAGATCCATGTTAAGCTCGATTGCTCGTGCTTGAATCTCGACGTCTGCTGCCTTCCAGCTCCCATACCTTTCGGTAAGGGTACTGACTACGCTGGCCCAGTTTTCATTCTCCAGTAATTCCCTGGCCTTCGTGGCAAGCCGTTTCTCAACTTGCTCTACTACAGAACCAGCATCAACGGGTTGTCCGTCGGGGCTACGTTCTGATTTTATCCTATCGACTACATCATCTAGAGTAGTTGCACTATCAAGACGAGCAGCTAGGTCCGCATTAAGCGTACGTAACTCTTTCATCTCGGATTCCAGTTGCGGGATATGCGTTTGTGCATTCTCATCGCGTTTCTGTAGTGCTATCAACTCGTCAGGTGTAATTCCAGTCTCTTCCGAACTCGAAGGTTTATCTCCTTCAGGTTTTTCGAAACTCTGTTGTTCTATGCTGGGGTCACCAGCATCTCCAAATTGGTCGGTCATGTTATGTCCTTGTCAGGTCCATTACGACGCGCATAGCGTTGCGGTATCCCGCGTACCATGCCATCAGTTTATCCCAGTTAGCTACGTTCATAGACTCTGGGCTATCAATTAATTCAAGCTTCATTTTCGCTTGAGCTTGTGCGTACTCGTGTTGTCGGCGGAGTACCTTCTTGCATCGCTTGTACGATGCGTCAAAGCTATCCACTTCCTCCGGTGTCATCCCCTTCGTGAGTCGGGGGGAGACCAAATGCATGGGGTTAGATCCCAGCTTGTTCGGCTCCATCTATATCCTCCTCTGGCGGAACCACGCTAGTCAAGGACTCTCGGTCTGCTGTGTCTTCAGCAACCTGTAGCCTCCGCTGTGCTTCCAGTCGTTCATCAATCCGAATGTACGGTTGTACAATCTTCTCTGTTGAGGTGCCGCTTATTTGCAGCAGCTCTTGGTATATGTTAGCAAGGCCGATAGAACTGAAGTGTTGTGCCACCTCAGGATCTGCCAATGGTCCTTGCTGTAGAGCTACCAGCTCTTGGGTAAGTTGTGCATCGCGACCGAAGTGGCGTGCACCGACGGGGACGAGACGGCCATTGGCTTCAATGTCTCGTCTAGTAATAGTACGGAACTTCTGGGCACCCAGCTCATCATCAGTTGTTTCGATGATATCTGTCTGGTCCAGGTTACGTACGGCTACTTCTAGTTCTGCATTTACTATCTCTTCAAGGAACTCCTGAAACTTCAGGACCTTGTGTTCAAACGCTCGCGAAGCCGCTGTCGATAGTTGGTTAACTTCGAACGCAGTTTTCTCTCCTGGCGAACGGACTCCAAGAGCCTCTCTCGGCGCGAGAGCATATAGCTCCATTTTTTCTTCCAGCTCTTGTATCTGGAAGTCGGCGTTAAGGACAGTAGTATCCGGTTGGAGATTATTAATAGCTCCGTTTTCAGCAATGTAATAATGCTTAGCACCCCCTACTTGCATGATGTCTTCTACGTCACCGGCGAAGACAAGGTCGGGATCAATCATCTGGTCAAAGGCGTCAGCCCTTGCATTCTCCAAATGGTCCATCCGATACTGAAGGCCTACCAAGTTGTCCAGCGGACCCATGGCCCACAGGTTACCAGGACGTTCACGCCAGCCCACATGGTAGATGTGAGGGGCTCCTGTCCAGGTTGTTACAGCTTCATCGCGGACCTTATGCCACCGGTCAACCACAGTGATCACATGGTTCTTCATAAAGGAGTCAGACTCCGGGATAAACATATCCCCGTAGAACTCAATGACCTCTACTAGGCCAGACTGGAAGTACTCCATAGTGGAGCCGTACCCGTCAAAGCCAAGCTCGTTATCCTGTAGGAGATCGCCTTGGTTGAACTGCCTGATGTGGCTGCGGTTCTTCTTCGCGACATCTAGGATGTCTCGGAAGTGTTGTTGGTCCGGTCGCTCTTGTACGATCCGTTCCAGCTCACCAACGGTGAACAGTTTACGGATCAGCTTGGGTGACCGCTTGAACTCAGTGCCGGTTGGGTTGAATACGATGTCGCGTGGGTTCAGGCGTGATACCTTCGGCCCAACGTACGACGTGGTAATGTCACCGGTGTCTGGGTTCTCTTGTTGCTCCACAACGTAGTCTACCTGGGCGAAGGCATTGCCTGTCCATACCCAGTCAGTTAGGATGCGTCGCATAGCGTCTCGGAAGCCAGAAGATCGGAGCCGGTGCTTCGTCTTCATGTAAGCCTCAATGGCTTGTCGCTTCTCTACGTTTACAGACTGTTTATCAGCCCCTCTCCATATGAGCCAGTCATCATTCGGAAACAATGCAGCGTCATAGTTGATGGTGAGGGTGTCAAACAAGTTCGCCATCTTAGGTCGGTGGGTCGTGTTAGACCAGTTAGTTACCGACTCATTCGTAGTGTCACGAGTACTGGTGGCGTATATGTATTTGTAAACTTCATTCCAGCGGTCGAGTGCTAGATTACGATTGGCATTCCACATCGTCCAAAAGTTTACTATGTGTGCTGCGACAATATCCTGTGCACCTCCGAAGAAGATGTTCAGGTCAATCGCGTTGCCTTGGCTCATGCTACTCTACCTCTGCGTCCACCGAACCGGCTATCGTACACAATGTTCTCATCGAGTTCTTGTGTGAACGTAGCCCGCTTACCCGGCGGTTTACTAATTTCAATCGCGGCACATAGTGCGTCTACTAGGTCATCATGCCTAGGTCTGTCTAAGATGATCTGGTCTTCGAGTTCATAGATGAGCCCGTCCTTAAAATGCCAGATTGTCTTGGCGTCATAGCGCCATTCTAACGTCGCCGCTTTGCGTTCTTTCTTGCTGCCCGAGTTCTTAATCACGGACTTACCCTCTACTGCTAGGATGTCACCGTTCTGTCGGATCAATCTTTCCAGCTCCTGCTTCACGAATTGCCCACCGGCATTCGTCTCTACCTGTATCTTCTTGAACTTCCACTGCCTGTGCAGCCTGATTACTTCGTCATAGTACTGAGCAAAGTCATTGGTCTTGAACTGACTGAGGTCCAAGATATACATGAACCCGTCGGCATCCAGTCCAATAACTGCGATGGCCGTATAGTCTGAGGCTTCGTGGGTTGTCCAGGCCACATCCATAGCTGCGAATGTGCTGAGTCTATTTCCTCCGGCGTAGACAGAACCACCTCTGTGATCCAAGTTCCTACGATCAAAGTATTGGAAGGTACCTCGGTCGATAGTCTGGTTGGTGATTGCGTTGGGATCGTTATAGTACTGACAAAAGTATTGGACTTTCTGTCCTTTGCTTTCGTAGTCTGCCCGAATGAGGGCCAGTACTTCAGGATCAAAGCCATAGCCTTCTCCAGTCGATTTGTCATATACTCGCGGCCATATGAAGTGTCCTGTTCCATCACCATTGTCCTCGCATACATCTATCATGACATCCCATAGGGCTGCCTCTCCGTTGAACTCTTGCGCCTTGTGATCCCATAAAGGATACCGCGCATCTATCATCCCCTGGTAGGCATCTTCTGGATGGTATCTTGTGCCCACTGCTTTAATCTCTCCACCTGGGTTAAGGATGGATGTGAACTGAGCGAGTGAACGATTAACTTCGAAACGTCCAACAGCCGTATCAGCGAACTGAGGAACCACCACGTCATCGAATACGACAACATCGCAGTGTAGTCCGATAGCGTTTGACTTAACCGTCTTGACGATGATCGTATGATCCCGAATACCCCGCCTCTTTCGATCAGGGTGGTCAACATTGAAGGAGTATGCACTCCACTGTTCTCGTCTTCCTTCGTCATCTTGTAGCATCTCCGGCCAGAGTTTCTTGTACGTGTCACTGGTCATCATGTTTTTGATTGCGTAGAGCTGGTCTTTAGCCAGGTCCTCTCCAGCGGAGAGATACACAATCGTAATCCATGGCTGGTATGTGATCCTCCATACACAGTAGCCGGCCACGATATGGGACTTCAAGTGTCCCCGTGGTAGCAAAGCTAGTTGACGTGCGTTAGCATCTGGTCCTGAGATCCAGGCACAGAGCTTTTCGTGTACGTCGCCATACTGATAGTGCGGGTTTAACAACTTCATAAAAGCGAAGAAGTTATTCTCGCATGTATCTATGATCTCTTGCTTATGCTGCTTGGCCATTGCTTACTGCAAGCCTTACCCTTTTTAAATCATCCTTCAAGTCTTTCGTGTCCTTAGCCATTTGCTCAGCAGACTTCTTTACTTCAGCTGCTGACGGCCGTCCACGCTTCTTATCGAGTCCGTCGAATAGTATCTTCTGGGCTTGCACGTTGCCTTCCATTGCGTTCATCTTGAGCTGAACATATGCTCGTGCCTTCTCCCGTATCTCCTTCTCTTCGCGCCATTGGTGCAACCCAGACCAGTTGGTCGTATCGGTTGACCCATTCACGAACTTGGAGATCTTGAGTAGGCGCTGCCAGTGGTTCCACGAGCCGACCAGCTTCATCGCTGCTTCGTACTCAGTGTGGCTGGCCATGTAGATACGATACGCAGACGGGAGTCCTTTCCACTCTTGTTCGCGCATTGTATAGAGCGGAGGGTAATCCTCATGGCGTGAGGTGTTAAACTCACAGAAGATATTCGTCCGCTGTCGGCTCATGCTGTCCTTCAGCACGGCCCTGTCCCTGTCGGGATCTCGATACCCTTCATAGGTATCATACCAAAGTTGGTCGTTCATGCTCCCTGGCCCCATCTAGTCTGTACTACCTGAGTAAGAAAGTCTTTATCAGGAGTAAAGTTAAAAGTCTGTACAGCTGCGGTATCAGCTACTGCTGTAGAGATACGAGTAAGAGCCGCCTTGATCTGATTATTAAGGCCTTGAATACCATAGGTTGACCAAGGACTTCTTTGAGAAGAAGTATTAAGCTCGCTTGTACTGCTTATCGAATGAAGACACGCTGCTGTGAAATCATAAGTTTTCTTAGCAGACACTACATCAAACTCTTCAGGGTCTGTTGATAGTCCTGTATCACCCTGGTAGAAGGAAGACTCAACAATGTTATTAACATCATCGGGCAATCCGTTCATAGACAATGAGTGAAACACCCAATTATCTGATTGGTTGAAAGTAAAATTACCAGTGATAGATGAAGCACTTGCGTCAGCTACAGGACTGGCTAGATCGGAATTTCTAACTCCCCAGCATTCACAATTAAGACCTTGCCCCGTAAAAGTACCGATCCTAGATACTGAGGATGCAAAGGAAAATAGTGGGCTCGTTGTTCCATTAGCTTGAAAGTCAGTTACAAACGTAGTGTCTGTCTCAAAAGCAAGGAGGTATATCATTCCTTTTCTGTTACCACCGTTCTCTGTACTAGTGGTTATATTGCCTGTACCGGTGCCAGTGCCAAAGCTGCTTCCGGAACTGAACATCAACGTATCAGCTGGCGGTGCGCTAACTAGGTCTGCGCTAGTCTCTCCTGTGCGTAGCGTAGTAGCCATGCTCCAGGTTCGGTAGTCAATAATGTTTGAGTTACTTATGTAATGATATAGAAGCAAGGAGTGTTCTGGAAGTGTATCCGTTACTGGAATAACTTTAACCTGAGGGCCAATCCTATTCCAGTCTACATAGATGTAAGACTCAATTCCACTATGGGTGACAAACCCTCCTGAAATTGTAGTACTTAATCCATTGCCTTGTACAGTCCCTGCGGTATAACCGAAGTTCGACCCTGTGTCGAGGGTCGGGTCGCGCGCGAACTGTTCTTCAAACGCGCCTTCAATGACCCGTTCTGTGATATGAGTGAGGCTCAACTTACGTGTCCTCTTGTATCTACAATACTACTAATCGCACTACCGTCTGTAGTAACTGTGTATAGTCTCATTGATTCATCAGGCTCACTACCTTGTACTGCATTGCCCATAGTAGCGCCTTCTCTGAATATAATGAAAGTATCATTAGCTGATAAAACTTCTGTTCCGGATGCTATCGTTGTAGCTACATTTCCGTCTACGCTAGTCCCTGCTGTGTACGCAAAAGTAAAGCCTGTGGTTAAGGCAGGGTCTACAGCAAGATCCCCATAGAAAGGTGAATCATTTAAGACTGCACTGATGCTTTGTATTTTACCAACCATTATGATACTGACGGTGGGAGTATAAACCCTTGAGTGACATTAGTTCTATCGCCAGTGAATCCTGGAAAGACAAGAATTTCATCACCTATAATACTTACACCTCTCCCCTCACCATGCCAATTCACACAGTTACATCGAGACAGAACATTAACGGCGGCATTTTCGCCTCTAGCATTAACTCCGACAGGTTGCTCAAGCCAATCAAGTATTGGTGTTGGATTTACTCCACCAAGAGCAGCCGCTGACCAAGTCCACCACAGTCCTTCATTCGCTTGAAGTCCTTCACCAGCTCCCCATAATCCTTCAGCCACTGCATCCACTATAACGTGATCTGTTGGGCTGGCTGAGAAAGCAGCGTTGACTGAAAACTTACGTGTCAAATAATCATTAGGTGTATTGCCTTGCGCCATATCATTACCTGCGGCGTACATGATAATATAAGATCCATTACCACTTCCTGCAAAAACTAGTTCAATAACAAGGTCACCAGTTAGCATTCCAGAACTTTCAGGTATGTAAAAATTTCTTATACGCATGTTAGAGCCGTTACTAAACCCGGAGGTATCCTCCGTAGTGATATGGTAATCACTAAGCAAGAGTTCAGCTTCAGCATCAATCTTAACGCTATCTAGAAACCTAGTTCCAGTTTTGATAGACTCTACAACCGTAAAGACTATTGCAGCGCTTCCTTCAGGAACAAACAGATTTAATAGAACTTCTGACCTTGTAGTAAAGCTTCCTTGAACACCACCCTGGAATACAGCAGACATGTTAGGGCCGGCTTCATTTATCTCAGCTTGCAATCTCTGCACTGCTGGGGTTCGCTTATCATCTACAACTGTGATCTCACCGCTCACTGTAGTTACTTCTGCAATGAGTAATACGTTATCCTGTAAAAGGGCTAGGCCTATCTCAGGGGTACCGTCATATCCGATAACTACTTTCTGCCCGGCAAGGTCATCCGCGAACGTAATGTTCGACTCAGGGATGAGGGCTCTGTGATCCAGGTCATTGCTGAACGGACCTCCTGCCCATGTGCCTACCAGCCCATTACTCCCGAGAAATCGGAAGTGGTTAGTGAAGGTCGTGCCTACACTAGTAGAAGTTGATTTTGTTAAGGGCATTACGAGCCTATGGCAATCCAGTTTACAGAACCGCCGTATGAGCCGCGGTTAGCTGAGTTAAAAACAAACCCAGTTGTTGCAAGGCTTTCTACGCCCCACCACCCGTCTGAGTTAGCTGATCCCGTGTTCTGCGGGGTAGCTAGTACAGTACTGATTGCGTTTGGGAATGCTGCTGTGTCATCGGCGAAAGTAATCGTTCGACTACCAGATCCGGTCTTGACTCCCCACTTGACAATGATGTCGTCTCCACCTGGGTTCGGGAAGATGATCTGCCCGTTAGTGGCTACCGTAACTGTGTTAGGGTCAGGAGCTGCTGCGTCCACGTAGGCTTTGTCGATTAGCTGATTAGTAGCTGTGCCCTGGATGTCCAGAGTAATCTTACCGTCTGTACCAATCGTCAGCCTGGGTATATTGTTCTGTAGAATCTCTACAGGGAACGAGGTCGTTCCGCCCATCTTAGTCTCGGTAGCAGAGGTTGCGAGCCTTGCATCTGCACCTGCCGGGGTGCCGATTAGGATAGTCTCAGAGATGATCTTATCGGTTATCAGCGTTACGAGAGCATCGAGTGTGACCTCAGTAGTGGTGATGTCTACGACATTAATACCAGCTACGTCTATATCAATAGGGCCACCGCTAGAGGCAATCTCTACCTTGGTAGTCCCAAATAGAAGTTTGGAGATCTCAGATACTAGCGCGCTTACTTTTGTTAGTGCCATTATTTAGTACTCTTCTTGCGAGCAGTCCTCAACCTCTTCGAGGTATCCTTCTTCTTAGTTGCTTTCTTGACTAATTTCTTAGCTGTGTGTTTAGCCATTATCTTAGCCCTTTGAATTTTCGTGCAGGTGTTCCACCAGAAGCTCCGCCTAACCCTAGACCTAATCCTTTTCTACCAGAAGCTCCGCCTCTAGGAGTAACTGGTTGGGCTGGTCTTCGAGTTCCGCCTACGCTTAGTCCGCTTGAACCACGACCTTTTCCTAATGCCTGGCTAGCTGCGTTAGGGTTGGTAGTACGTCTGCCTGTGCTGCGGGTAGTTGTGTTACCACCGGCTGCACGAGCCTTCTTGGCCTTAGCTGCTTTAACTTTAGTGTTAGCTCTGCCTACAATCCCTTTGGACAGGTTACCCGTGCCTCTCTGGGAGTTCGTGCCTGCGCTTCTCTTACTATCGCCGATGCGAGTAGTAGAGGTGCCACCGCGCTTCTTAGCTGCGGCTGCTTTACGATTCTTCTTCGCTAGTCCGGTTGCGCCTTTTACTGCCTTGAAGAAACCCTTAAATCGGGCACTCTTCTTGGCTTTGCGTACCTTGCCTTGTATCCCCTCGCCCCTTTTAGTTCTGACCATTACTGTCATATTAAACTCCTGTAATATTACGAACTACGATGTCTTCTCCACCAACCATCGCTTCATCGAGCGTAAGGGTAGTGGTTGTAGTCTCAGTGTAGTTACCCTGAGTAATACTTTGAAGTAATCCATCAATAGTAACCATCAACTGGTTAGCACCGAGGATATAGGTCGGAGCAGTGAATACTGTTTGTCCTGCCGAGGCCACTGTGGCCGTTTCGGTCAGGGTCGCGTTGACATTGTTGAATACGGGTGTCGGGGAGATGTCCCCATAGATAAAGAGGAGCTGTGTCGAGTTTTCTAGGCTTTCACTAAAGGTTACCGTAGTGGTATCACTAATAATGTAAGTAGAAGGCTCTTGGATGACTCCATCAAGGAATACGGTCAGTCCCGTGAACTGATTGATCAAACCACTCGAAAGAGTGTTCAGATCGTATACCGTCCTTGTCATTGTGCCCTGTGAACCGTTTACTTCGATGAAGTTGATGGTAATAGGGTCGCCGGTGCTGGTTGGGGTACCTTCACCTAGCAAAGTGGTCGCAACACTAGTCGCTACTGCTGTAGCGATGGTTGTGACCTGATTTAGGTTAACTCCGTCGGTGCCGGCTACTCCCTCAAGGACATTTAGGATCAAATTGGTCCCAACGTCAATGTCGGCGTTCATGTCGTTAGGAGCTACACCTGATCGACTGATTTTATCAATCAGATCAAGCCGGATCTTGTCCAGCTCGTTATTGAGGATAGGTTGGGTTGCAAAACCCGACTGCACGTCCTCTGGTGTATAGTTACTTCCCATTATTGGTCCCAGTGCGGGCGAAGTAGTAATTCGCCGTTTCGTCTTTCTAAAATGTGTGGTTCGCCCTTAAGCAAGGCAATGCCACCTACTTCTAGTCCCTCTAGGTTCTCCAACTCTGTTTTCGTCAGCTTGTCTAAGCTAAATGGGTTACATCCTTGCATTTAAAGTAGACCTCCGTCAAAAACATGATTCACTGGTAGTAAGGTTTCATTACGTTGCACCAGCTCAGATCCAACTTCATTCTCACCTTTATACTAGTAAATACTAAGATTAGACACCAGAGAAGTCAAAAAGTTCAATTATATTTCAACTATTTTACACACTGATGAACGAGATGGCGCGCAAGCGCCGACGAGCGAATCGCGATTTTCCAAAGTCGGAGTAAAAAATTTACCACAGAAATTCCCGTGACGTCGAATAGGAACTCTGGAGCGGCCTTCCCCCCTGGGCCCTGAATGCGAATCATTCTCATGTAGATTTGCATATACAAACTGCTTACAATTCCTAAGCTTTCCCTCAGGTATTCTGACGCCAGATGTGCTAGGCCCAAAGGCTAATGCGAATAC